CAGGTCGTCGAGGCTGTCCCCGTCGCATCGGGAACCGCTGTCGCCATTCCCTTCACCCACGACTGGGGTCCGTTCGAAACCGTCACCCGCGTCAGCAGCTTCGCCGAGTTCCAGAGCATCTTCGGTGCCTCTGACGACACCGACGGCTACCGCGCCGTCAAGCAGGCATTTCAGGGCGAGGGACTCGAGGGTCGCGGAGGCGCTGGTGAGGTTGTCTGCTACCGCTTCGGTGCATCTGCTGCAGCCAAGGCAGCCAAGACTCTCAACAACACGGCGAGCACCCCTGCTGCGGCCATCACCCTGACGGCACGCTACGAGGGCACGCGGGGCAACGACCTGCGGGTCACCACTCAGGACTACGCAGCCGACTCGAGCAAGAACGAGCTGATCGTGCTCGACGGCACGACGGTCCTCGAGCGGTATCGCTACGCCAACACCGACATCACCGATCTGGCTGCCCAGATCAACGCCTCGTCAAACTGGATCACGGCAGGCTCCGTCACAACCGGAACCGCGCTGGCCGAGGTTTCCGGCTCCTCCTTCACCGGGGGTAACGACGGCACCTCGACCACCAGCACCGAGTGGGCCGACGCGCTGGACGCGTTCGAAGTCCACAGGTTCGCCGTGCTCTGCGCCTACGGCCTGACCGACTCCGGCATCCGGACGACGGTCGCCACTTGGACCGACGATCAGAACGATCTCGGCAGGCGGTTCTTCACCGTGTTCGGTGGAGCCGCAGCAGAGAGTGCCTCCACTGCGGCCACGAGGTCCGGCGGACTGGCTAGCCCGAACATCCTGAACGTAGGAATCGGCACGATCACCGACAGCACGCTGGGGTCCGGTCAGACCGAGCTGACCCTCGGCACGGCCCAGTTCTGCGCAAGGGTCGCCGGTGCTCTGGCGGCTCGCGGGGAGTCCCAGTCGCTGACCCACGCTCGCTTCGCGGGAATCGAGCTGACCGTCGGCGCAACCCTGAGCGATCTCGAGACTGCCTTCGACTCCGGCGTCATCGCGCTGGCAAGGGACAGCCACTCGACCGCCCCGGTGCACATCAAGACCGGCCTGACCACATGGACTCAGACTGACGCGGACTCGACCCCGTCGCTGCCCTACCTGATCTACAGGCAGCCCAAGTACGTTCGGACGATTCATGGCATCGAGTCGGACCTGACTCAGTGGGCCGAGGAGAACATCATCGGCACTCAGGTAATCAACGAAAACACCCGCGAAACGGTCGTCGGGCAGGTCAAGACAACCCTGCTCGAGCGTGAGCGGATCGGCTCGATTCAGGGAGGCTGGACGGTCGGCATCGACCAGAACCCGCCGCCGAGCGACGACGACGAGTTCATCGCACTAGTGCTCGCCGTCTCCTTCGCCCGCTCTCTGGAGCAGGTCTACTTCACGGTATCGGTCAGCTAGGGCCAGAACAGGAGAACTAGGAACACATGGCGAACCCAATGGCAGGTAACGAGGGACTCTTCCGGATCACAGGAATGTGGGGAGAGGCGCAGGACGCTGGTGGCAACCTGCTGGCCGAGGTCACCGAAGTCACGGCAACCGCTGAGGTCAACCGGATCGAAGTCCCGCTCGTGGGGACCAACCGGCAGGGCTACAAGCCGGGACGGATCACCCGCGAGGGCACGTTCCGGGTCCAGAAGATCGATACCAAGTGGGAGCTGGCCGTCTACTCCTTCATCTCGACCTCGATCGAGGACAGGCGTCGGGTCAGGGGATCCGATGAGTCCTACCTCAAGCCCTTCTCGCTGAAGATCGGCTACGACGATCCCGAGGCTCTCGGCAAGGAGCAGTGGCGGCTGGACGGCTGCCTGCTCTGGAGGCTGCCGCTGGGCTTCAACATCGGCGACGACATCCGCGACCTCGAGTTCCCCTTCTCCTACGAGAATGAGATCCCGCTGAACACCTTCGTGGTGGGGGATACCCTCAACCAAGCGACGGGTCTGCCAAACGTCACCACGCCGCATAAGCCTGACGAGCAGTCCGGCGTCTAGGACATAGGCAAATGCTCGTTGACTACGAGCGGGCTTGGCTTAAGCTCAAGCGAGTCGTTTCGGAGAAGCGGAGCCACGGTCAGAGAGATCTGGCCTTGGCGATGGCTAATCTAGAGGTCGAGTGCATGCTCGATAATGACGAGCCGCCGCCCGAAGCGACGGCAACACGGCCACTATCGGCTGCGGATACGTCCGCGCCCGTTATGCCAGACAACAAAAACCCACTACTTGCTCAGGAGGCAAGGCATGGCAACAAAGAACACAGACACACTCTCGGGTGAACCCCTGAAGGACTTGAGCGGCTCGTCCGCTCCGGTGGACTCGGCGGAAGGCGTGGAAGCGGTGAAGGCCGTGGCAGCCGCAAAGCCCGCCAAGGCAAGCGACGTGGACGCATCCGCCCAGCAGAACGCGCTGGATTGGTTCATCTCATCCGAGCCAATCGGCGGTGCCGAAGGCGCTACGACCACCGTGCGCCTGAACGTCGGCAGCGAAGAGACTCCCAAGTGGATCGACTGGCAGCTCCGGGCGATCGAGCTGGACGCTCTCCGCAGCATCAGGAAGCGTGCCGCCAACACCCGCGAGGCCCGTCGGACGGGCAACGTCGACGAGTTCCGCGTCAACCTCGAGATCGTGGCAGCAGCCACCGTCGAGCCGGATCTTCGAGCCGCTGCAGAGGCGCTCCAGATCGGTGACCCGGCGGAAGCCCTGCGGCAGCGGTTCTACAACCGGCCCGGCTACATCACCCAGCTGGCTGGCAAGGTGCTGACCGCATCCGGCTTCGACGAGGAGGACGTGCAGGACGCCACACAGGTGGCTGCGGCGGGAAACTCGTAAGGGCGGGCGGTGAAGCGGCTTTCTTGGCATTGGCGTGGCAGCGGGGAGCAGATCCCTACTGCGTCTACAACGGCCTCGACGAGTCGTATCGACCGCTCGCTCACAGACACCCATGTCCATCTTGCTGGTCGCTACGCCGGAGCGTGGAGCCATGCTCTACGTGCGGCTGGCGCGGTTACGTCGAGCTTCCGCTGGAGACTCCCGGTGAGCCGACGCCGCCGCCCTACCCCAAGCGCTATCGAAACTTCCTTTACGGAGTATCGCTCGCGCTCGAGGAACGGCAGATCAAACAGAACCAAGCCCGAGCGATTGGCGGGATCGCTGGCTAAGCGCCGGGGCGCTCGAAGGAAGGGCGCTCCGGCAGGAAGGGCCAAATGGCGGCGACAGTAACCGGCACCTTCCGGCTCATCGACAGGGCATCCGGTCCGCTGGCACGAATCGAAGCTCAAGCGGCCAAGACAGACGTAGCACTCGCCGCCCTCGGCGACACGATGGACTCGATCGGGACTAGCAACCAGCTGGGACAGCTCGATGACGTCAACAAGCAGCTCCAACAAAACGAACGGCAGGCGAAATCGAGCAGCGGGGCTATGGATCAGATGTCCGGCGCAACGGACGCCGTAGCCGCCTCGAGCGGGCGAGCAGCCGGACGGATGAGCAGGATGGCGCGAGTCGCGCTGCTTCTGGGTGGAGCGTTCGCGGCACTCCTGCCGATCGTGATTGACCTGTCGGGTGCCTTGGGTGCCCTGATCGGATCGCTAGGTGCGGCTCTCAAGGGAGCGGGTGCTCTGGCTGTGGGTCTCGGGGGTGCCCTCGTGACCGGCCTTGTGGGTGTGGCAGCGGCGGGACTTGCGGCGAGCAATCGAATCAAGAACCTGAAAGACGAGTTCAAAGACCTGCGCGACAACTTCCGAGAGCTGACCCGACCGGGACAGGATGACTTCATGAGCACCCTGCGCGACCTGCTCGAGCGGACTAACAAGATGCTTCCCATGTTCGCCCGGAGCGCAAACCGAAGCATGGCCGCTGCGTCAGACGCCATCACGCTCTTTATGAACCGGCTGGACAGCCCTGCGTTCGAGCGCTTCATCAGCCGCATGACCCTGAGCTTCGAGCGGATCGCGGGACCGATCGCAAAGGCAATCGCCGATATCGGAGAGACGCTTGGCAACATCGCCGTAGCGTCGGCTCCGATGGTCGAAAGGATGATGCGGTCCTTCAGCTCGATAACCGGGGACTGGGTGGCTGCTACGAGCAACACGTCGGCGCTGCGCCGGAGCCTAGGCGCAGCCGTCAGCCAGACCCGTGACTGGTTCCGGCTCTTCGCGGGTATCTGGGATCTGACCAAGGCTGTCTTCGGAAGCGGGGCTGACGAGGGGCAGGGGCTGGTGCGGGACATGACGGCCCGGATCGCGGAATACACCGAGTTCGTCACGGGCAACCCAGAGGCGATGGACAACTTCTGGCGAGAGTCGATCGAAGGGACCAAAGAGCTGGCGCGGCTTTTCAGCAGCCTGATCGGACCACTGCGAAACGTCAACGACGCGATGGAGCCGCTGGTGAAATCCTTCGAGCGGATCACGACTGCCATCGCAAACTTCCGGATACCGGGAACCGAGATCAGCGGCCTGACGGCGCTGCTGGGTGCCTTCGGTGGCTACCGGCTAGGAAAGCGCTTCGGCATGTTCGGTGGGGGCGTCGGAGGCGGCATCAGCGGAATGTTCGGATCGTCGAATCCCGGTAGCGCAACCAACCCAATCGCCGTGACACAGCTCGGGGGTGTGGGCGGTCCGGGGGTTATGCCCACGCCAACGAGGGGGAGGCCGGGGGCACCGGGAAATCCGGGCCGAGTGCCGCCAACGCAGCGCCCCCTCCCGATACCGGGACTGCCCGGTGGCGGAGCACTCGGTCGAGTTGGTGGTGCGCTTGGGAAGGTCTTTGCCCCGCTTCTGAAGTTCTCGCAAACCCCGGTCGGTAAAATCGTCAAGTGGACCGCGCTGATCGATCTGTTCATCAACCTAGGCGAGAACGACGTCCCGACGGCCCTTTACAAGACTCTAGACTTCTTCGCCTTTGGTTTGCTTCCCGGCGGCGACCGAAGCCCCTTCACTGACACCCCGGAGAAGCGTGCGATCCAGCGGCGGCAAGAGGGCAGGGCACGGCGCGGTGAGTTTGTCTCAGACTCGCAGAGGGCACTTGCGCAGGGCACGCCCTTCCGGAATGCTGCGCAGGCTAACGAAGCGACAGGGCGAACGACAGCCGAGATCCTTCGGCAGCAGAACCTGACCAGCGTAACCAACGAGCGAGCAATTGTGCTGCAGGCCCGAATCCAAGAGCAGCTCCGCGACGCGATCCAATGGGCCGACCGTCGCCAGACCTCGAGGCAGGACAACCGGACCCGCCGGACGACGAGCGGCGAGCTGAGCCGAAGCGACCTACCCGACACACGAACCCGCCGGGCAACCAGCGGAACTCAAGACTGGGATGCATACATGAAAGCATCCGACGCTGCGCAGGCCGAGGTGCAACGGCGCTCGGAAGCAAAGCAGAAGCGGCTGCGTGAATCGTTCCGAAAGAACAACGTCGGGATCCGGACAGACACAAAAGAGGTCTGGAAGAACATCGCTGACGTCCAGATCAACCAGTCGGACCGCGCAATGCGCGAGGTGCTGACCAACGCAGCCCAGATGTATCAGCGAACCTTCCAGCAGCTGACAAACGAATACGGCATGTCGGGCAAGGAGGCCAAGGACGCACTGAAGGGCGTCAAGGTGCCCGTGAAAACCGGCAAAGACAAGGCACTCGGGGGTCGCGTCGAGGGCTACGCTGGCGGCGGACGAATCAGGGGCCAAGGAAAACGAGACACGGTCCCAATAACTATGGGCATGGCCGCACCCGGCGAGCTGATCGTGAACCGCCACACCGAGGGCAGGGTCAACAACATGCTGGGAATGTTCGGCACCAGCCTTGACGGGGAAGTCGGGAGAGAGAACGTGCCCCACAGCGGCACGCCGAAGCCCGGACACCGTCGTCGTCCCAAAACGGACGCCTACTACGCTCGAGGCGGCAGGGTCGCCTACCCAGATGCAGACGGTGCACTACCGGGGCTGGATGCGCTGGCCTACTTCCTGAAGCAAAAGTTCGGGCTGTCCGTGACGTCGGGCATCAGGCCCGGAGACATAACCTCGTCCGGCAACCCGTCCGATCACGGCTGGGGAGGCGCAATCGACGTCTCGAACGGAGTCACCACCCCGCAGATGGACGCGGCCCATGCTTGGCTGCAGGCAAACTTCAGCGGCGCGATCAAGCAGATGCTCTACCGGACCATGATCGGCGGAAACCACTTCGACCATATCCACGTCGCGCTGAATGAAGCCTACGCCCGGAACCCCGCAGCGGTCGCCAGACTTGCCAAGGGAGCCGGTGGCGTCATGCTGCCCAGCGGCCCCGGCATGAAGCAGCAGATGATCAAGCTCAAGCGCCGCATGTCAAACGTGGGGGGCTTCCTAGGGGCCATGTCAACTCGAGCAATGGGTGCTCAGACCGCTGGCATGGAGCGCATGCTCAACAAGCGCGGTGGGGCGATGGTCGGACCCGCTGGCGGGGGGCGGCTCGTCGGAGCTTCGGTTTACGGCGGGGCACGGGATGCTACGTCGGGCACCGAGGGCTACAAGGGCGACCAGCTCCCCGGCACCATGACCTACGCCGAGCTTGGCTACTCCGGGGGCGATGCTTCGTCCGCCAACCTGCTCGGCGGTCTTCCCTACAAGGCACCGCTCCGGATCTCCTACGGCGGGAAGTCTGTAGTCGCCCGCAAGCGCGACATCGGTGCCGGTGGCGGAGACGTGCAGGGCCAGCCCCGAGCAATCGATCTCTGGCACGAAACCGCTGCCGCCCTTGGCTTCCCGTTCGGCGTGGGGCTGGTCAAGGTGCAGAAGATGGCTCACGGCGGCAGGACACCCAAGTTCGGCGGCTGGTATGGCAACGGCGGCAAGTTCACCGCAGACCAGCCGACCCTGATCGGCGTAGGCGAAAGCGGCAGGGAAGAGGTCACTGTGAAGCCCGCCAACAAGGGCACGGCCTCAAGCGGCGGCGGAATCTCGATCGGGAATATCAACATCGAAAACCACCGCAAGGGCGATATCAAGAAGCAGATCAAGCAGGAGCTGCAGCAGGCGTTCAACGAGCTAAGCGACGAGATCGGCACCGACACCGGGACGGGGATCGTCTGATGCTGGAGAGAAACCGAGACGCCGGACTGATCATGACGCTGCGCCGCATCAGGGGAATTACGAAAAAGGGTGTCCTGAAGCAGCCGCTGCAGTTCCAAATCGCGCCGCTTGACTCGTTCGGCTGGGACGTATCGCATAGCTGGAACGATTACGACACCGTGAGCGCGGGCCAGTTCTCTCGACCCGGCGGGCGACAGCTCAGAAGCCTTACGATCAGCACGCTGGCGATGGACTACAACCCGCCTTGGGCGGTCGCGCCACACAAGCCTGACGGCACCCGCCGCCGGGTGCGAGACGACTACGAGATCGACCCGGCCCTTGGCCCTTGGAAGCTCTCACAGCGCCTAGACCGCTTGGTGATACAGGGAACCCCGATGCTCCTTATCGTCCAGAACCCCGGCCTCTACGACAAGCCCGACGTCCAGATGTATGTGACGCTGCGAAGTGCATCACTGCGCGAGCGAGCCGGAGAGCCAGACGCACGCTACTTCGAGCTGAGCTTCACGGAGTGGCGTCGACCGAAGGTAGGCCGGAGGCAATACGGAAGGCATGAGCTGCCCGCGATCGTCCACATCAACAAGGAGGGCGTGGCGCTCGAGATCAATCGCGGCGGGGACAAGCTCAAGGAAGAGCAGCGGCACAAGATCGGATCAAAGTCAAGCCCCGCGACTTTGCGCAAGCTGAGCAAGCACTACTACGGCACACCGAACAAATGGAAGCGGATAGCAAAGCGGAACAACGTGAGCCTCAAGGGACTGGGGCCAGACGACTCTCTCGAAAAGCTGTGGCAGCGACGGCGACACAAGGTGGTTGGGACGGCCTCGGGCGGCGTCAAAGTCCAGACTCGGAAGGGGCCGGTCAGACTTCACATCCCCGGCGGGGACTCGGACGACGACGGGAAGAACCGCGACAAGGCTAAGCCTAGGGGCAAGCGTGGTGTCAACACCGGGGGGGTCAGACCCTAATGGCAAAGGCAGCCAAGAAAGCTCGCAACAAGCAGGACGAAGACCTCGAGATCCGGAACTACTGGCAGCGCTTCAAGGAACCACTCGCCATACAGGACTACGAATGGAAAATCATCGCATGGCGTGGTGAAGACCGAATGCGGCTGCCCCTCGGCACGATGGTGACCTCGCTGAGCTGGGACGACACACTGATCCAAACCGTGAACATCACCGTCGAAAACCCGAACCTGAACCGCTCCCTAAAGCTGGCCGAGGGCCACAGGGTCACCGTCTTCTACCGAGCAAGCAAGCAGGCAAGGTGGCGAAAGCTCTGGACGCTCCGGATCACCAGCGTCACGCAATCGATCAGCAGCGAGTCCTACGAAATACAGGCTGCCGACGAGCTGTTCTGGCTGCAGAAAAGCAAGGACGACTTCTTCTACCGGAAAGGTGAGGGCAAGAGTAGCGACAAGCGTCCAGAGGGCTGGTATGCCCACCAGATCGTGCGCGATGTCTGCAAACGCTACGGAATCAAGGTCGGGCGGCTCGTCAAGGGCACACACAAGATAAAAAAGCTTGAGAAAAAGAACGCCAGCCCGCTTTCGGTGATCGAGGAGGCATACAAACAGGAGCGCGAGAACACCGGCTTCAAATACGTGATCCGGATGCGGAACGGGAAACTCTACGTGACCCGCCTGCGCCGATCCAAGGAGCTTCTGATCTACGGAGGGCAGGCGCTCGACGCGACGATCACTCGTTCACTGGCCGACAAGGTCGCTACGGTCCTGACGGTCCGAGCACAGGTCGAGGGCGACGGCACCGAGAAAAAGCAAACCGTCCGAGTCCGGGCGAAAAAGAAGGTGCAGCGGCGCTATGGGTTCATCCATGACTTCTGGTCGCTGGATGAGCCAGCCGAATCGCTCGCAGACCTCCGAAAGCAGGCAAAACGGGAGCTGGTCGACCGACAGGAGCCGAAGCGGGAGGTCAGCCTGACCGTCCCCGGATACCCCGGCCTCCAGCGCGGCGATGCGATCAAGGTGGCGATGCCAGCCGAAGGGTTTACCGAGCTGCTTTATGTCACCGCAGCGAGCCACAGCGTGACGCCGGGGGACTACACGACCGACCTGACCCTTAGCTTCGACGAGTTCTATATCGATAAAGAGGGCGAGAAAATACGCGAGAAACTGTGCAAGAAGGCCAAGGAAAATGGTCGGAAAGAGCCGAAGTGGTGCGGAGAGAACTTCGATCCCTTCGCGCCAACCCGGAAGCAGAAGCCCAAGGCTAGAAATCGCGGGGACAAGCGGCCAACTGGCGGAGTAAGGCCATGATGATCTTCGGACACAGCACCGCAGACCCGGACGACATCCTCGAGCAGGCCGACGGGACATGGGTAGCCTCGAGCTTCACAGCGCCAAACCGGGATGTGCTCGTGTCAAAGCTTTCCATTGTGGTGAATGGACAGGGCAGCGGCAACGCCGACCAGACTCTGGTGGGGACGATCCACGACGACGCCGGAAACCTGCTGGGCTACACCGAGACGATCACCATCCAGAACCTCGCAGCCCCGGCTTGGGTTGACCTCAAGTTTGCTACGCCTATTGCGGTCGAAGCGAGTGCCGACGCGCTGCTCGGGGTCATCGCGGGACCGACAAGCGACGGGGCACAGCTCTACCAGAACACAGGCCCGACCAACCTCTACACCGCCAGCCTGTCGACTCCGGGGACCGTCTCGCCGGGGAGCGCCGCCACCGGAGAGCTCATCGCCTACGCAACCTACGCCTACCCTTGGACCCCGCCGAGCGAAGACGACCTCTACTTGGCAACGCTGGCCTACCCGACCGCCCAGAGAACGCTCGGCGACCCGCCCGATGCAAGAACACGTCGCCGGGTCTACGCGACGTGGCACGGAACCTTCATCGACCCGCTGCCACAAGGTGCAAGTGTGGCAATCGTCCAGCGTGGCGGGGAGCTGTCAGACCTAGTGGGAGAACGGGTCAGGATCACGGCAGGCCGCAACCGCTCGACCACCGTCTACATCCACCGCGAAACCGACCTTGACCTAGATGACGACACCCAGATCAGTCTGAGCAGGCGGGCGTGGCAGGCGCTATCGCCACTCGCAGCCGATACCCTGCTCGTAACGACAGAGGTCGTGCCCGGAGACGTCGAATGAGCGCGGTAAAGCGGGTAGCTCGAGCAATCCGCGAGCAGGACAGGGAAACCGCTGAGCGCGGCGTCCGCGAGATCGAATACGCCGACGTTCGCCGGATAGCTCCGCTAAGCCTCGAGATGCAAGACAGCAGGCTTAGCCTAGACGAGGAAGACCTGACGCTGACACAGTGGGTCCGAACCTACGATGACACCGTCGGGATCTTGGCGGGCGACACTCTGGCGATCAAGCAAATGCGAAGCGGCAAGTGGCTAGTCACCGACGTGGTAAGCAACTCCGCCCCAAGCGCGGGTGCCGGAGCTACCGGACCTACGGGGCCAACCGGCCCAAGCGGACCGAGCGGCCCTTCGGGTCCAAGCGGCGCGACCGGAGTAGCCGGGGCCACCGGCCCTTCGGGGCCAAGCGGCGCTACCGGCCCTTCTGGACCGTCGGGACCGAGCGGACCGAGCGGACCGTCGGGACCGAGCGGACCCTCGGGGCCTTCTGGAACCGGGCCTACAGGACCGAGCGGGCCAAGCGGTCCTAGCGGTCCGAGCGGCCCCGTTGCTCCAACTGGCTCAATCGTTGCGTGGCCAACGGCAACGGCCCCGAGTGGCTGGCTGCTTCTCAATGGCACGACTGCAAGCCGGACGACATACGCAGACCTGTTTGCCGTTATCGGAACGGCCTATGGCAACGGGGACGGCTTCTCAACCTTTGGGCTGCCCGACCTACGCGGGCGGGTGACCATCACTAGGGACTCTGGGGATACCGACTTCGACACCCTCGGCGAAACTGGCGGTGCCAAAACGCACACGCTGACGGAAAGTGAAATCCCGTCCCACACTCACGCCATCAGCGCCAACCAATCCGCCACTACGACCGCGACTGGCAGTCAAAACAGGTTGACGGCTCTTTCCGCTGGCACCACAGGCAACGATGACGCTACCTCGGCTGCGACCGGCGGTAGCGGAGCGCATAACAATGTCCAGCCCTACATGGTGCTGAACCACATCATCAAGACCTAGCGCGGTCCGGATGGGGCCAGCTGGCCGTCCGAACTTATACTGATCTAGGAAGCCAAACAGGAGGCCAGATGCCGCAGTATCTCTCAAATCTTGACCTGACCAAAAACGAGCTGCAGAACGCGAGGATCCAGAACCTCGCCACTGCACCGAGTTCGCCGGTCGAGGGTCAGATTTACTACGACACAAGCAACGACAACCTGTATGTCTACACGACCGCAGGGTGGGTAGACCTCACCTCGCAGGGCTTCACCTACACGGCAGGAACCGGCCTTACCCTCAGCGACACGACCTTCTCCGTCACCTACGGCACCTCGTCCGGAACCGCAGCACAAGGCAACGACTCTCGGCTGAGCGACTCGAGAACGCCGACGGGATCCGCAGGTGGCGATCTCGCTGGCACCTACCCGAACCCGACCATCGCTTCGGGTGCCGTCACCAGCACTGCCATCGCCAATGGAACCATCGTCAATGAGGACATCAACGCAAGCGCCGCCATTGCCCTCTCGAAACTGGCATCCGACCCGCTAGCAAGGGCCAACCACACCGGCACCCAGACGGCTTCCACCATCTCGGACTTCAACACGGCAGTCCAGACCAACAAACTCAACGAAATGGCGGCACCGACCGCCGGAGTCTCCCTCAACTCTCAGAAAATCACCGGACTGGCCGACGGCACCAGCGCCGGAGACGCGGTCAACAAGGGCCAGCTCGACGCCGCCCAGAACGGGCTGGACGTCAAAGCATCGGTGAGGGCCGCGACCACCGCTGACATCACCATCGCAACCGCGCTGAACTCCGGAGACTCGCTGGACGGAGTCACGCTTTCCAACGGCGACCGAATCTTGGTCAAAAATCAGACCGACAAGGCCGAGAACGGAATCTGGGTCGTAGCCGCAACTCCCGCAAGGGCAGGGGACGCCGATGGTGCCGGTGAGCTTTCCGGCGGAAGCTTTGTATTCGTCGAAGAGGGAACCGCGAATGCCGACACCGGTTGGGTCATCACGACCAACGGCTCCATCACGCCCGGCACGACGGCTCATGACTGGGCCGTGTTCTCAAGGGCCGGGGAGCTGATCGCTGGCGACGGACTGACCAAGACGGGCGCTACGCTGGCCGTCGACTCGAGCGTCGCTCGCCTGACCGGAGCAACCTTCACCGGCAAGGTCGAGTCCAGCCACGGCACCGACCCGGCCTTCAAGGTAACGAGCGGGCACGGAACCGGCGCGGCGTTCGACGCCAACTCCGAAGGCAAAATCGTCAACCTCGTCGATCCGTCGAGTGCCCAAGATGCCGCTACCAAGGCATACGTCGATGCTCAGGTCGGAGCGAGTAACTACAAGGCTAACATTGGTGACGGGTCCGCCACGAGTATTGCCGTTACGCACAGTCTCGGGACTCGCGATGTCGCTGTCGAGGTTTTCCGTAACTCGGGCGACTACGATACGGTCATCTGTGATGTTCAGAGAACCTCCACAAGCGTTGTGACGCTCGTATTCGGCACCGCGCCGACCACCAATCAGTATCGGGTTCTCGTCCGAGCGGTCTAGGACACTTAGCCGATGGCGAAGTATGTCGGCCCGAAAACTGATCCCGCTGACCTAGCCACTCAGGGCGACATTACGGGGGGACCGAGTGGACCGAGTGGCCCCTCCGGTCCGTCCGGCCCAAGCGGTCCCACCGGCTTGACAGGAGCAACCGGCCCAAGCGGAGCGGCTGGCTCGGCGGGTGCCACCGGTCCAAGCGGCCCAAGCGGTCCGTCAGGAGCCACCGGACCTGCTGGTGACACCTACCTCTACGCTGACAACGGCACTCCACCGGGTGGCCTCACGATCTCCCCGGACCCCGATGACCTCTACATAGACCTGAGCGACGGCTCGATCTGGACTTGGACCGATCCGGGAGCCGGTTTCACTTGGGTAGATAGCGGCGCAAGCATCATTGGGGAGACGGGGGCAACCGGGCCAAGTGGTCCGGCGGGTGCGGCTGGCGCGACGGGTCCGTCCGGCCCATCGGGTCCGAGCGGGCCAGAGGGCGCGACCGGAGCCACAGGCGCGACCGGACCCTCGGGAGCCGCAGGAGCAACGGGCGCAAGTGGTCCGGCGGGCGCGAGTGGCCCAAGTGGTCCCTCCGGTCCGGCAGGAGCGATGTCCCTCCTCGACTCGCAGACCTTCACCTCCTCGACGACCTACTCGATCCCCGCAGGGGCGAAGGTAATCGTAGTCGAGACGGTAGCGGCCGGAGGGTCGGGGGGATCAGGGTCCGGGGCCTCGAACTCCTACGGCGGCGGCGGGGGCGCGGGTGGCGGTGTCTATCGCGACGTCCTGACCGACAGCGAAGTATCCGGTTCGGTGACCGTAACCGTCGGGGCAGGGGGGGTCGGCCCTACCGGGGCGAACCCGTCCGGGACCGGCTTCCACGGCGTCCGGGGCGGTCTTTCTCGGTTCGGTCCCCTCTACTACATCGGCGGAGGCGGAGGGTTCAACGGCGGGGCCTCCACCGGTTCAGCCCTCGGCGGCGTCGGCATTACGCAGCAGATAAACCCGGTCACCGGAGCAGGCGGAACCGCCGCCCTCGCCGGGGCAGGAGCAGCCGGATCTAAGGGTTACAAGGCAGCCGGAGGGGGAGGAGCAGGGGGAGGAGTCGCCGCGACTCCGACTACCGCCTTCGTAGGAGGGGCGGGAGGTTCTTACGAGACCGACCCGACGAACATCTTCACAGCGGCCCGGACTGCGGCCGTCGCGACCGGGGGAGGCGGGTCGGCAGGATCGGCCGGGACCGGCGCTACCGGAGGAGCGGGCGGTAACGGATCGACCTCGCAAGGAGGAGGAGGGGGAGGAGGGGGAGCCTCGACCTATTCGGCCGGAGCAGGCGGTAACGGAGGGGTCCCCGGCGGAGCAGGCGGAGGCGGAGGAGCAAGCGCCGGATCGTCAGGAACAACCGCCGGTAAGGGCGGCGACGGAGGCAGGGCCGAGGTAAAGGTCTGGGTCTACGGATGATCTTCCTTGAATACAGAACCGAAGATGGCCTGATCGTGAACGCGATCGTCTACGACGGGACCGATGACTACACCCCGCCCGAAGGCCTAGCCCTCGTCGAGCGTGGGGAGTCCGGAGCGTGGATCGGGTGGACCTACGACCCCGAGACCGAGACCTTCACGGCACCGCCCGAGGAACCCGACGAGTGAGAATCCACCTACCGGCTCTCCCCGGCCAGCCCGTCACTAAGGCTAACTCGACTTGCGCCTTCACCAACAAGGTGGTGCGCTTTCCCGAGATGATGGAGGGCATCGAGGTCATCGTCTACGGCGATCCCCGGCACGACGACCTGCCGAACTATGTCGCCTGCTACGACGAGCAGGAACCACCAGAGTTCACCGAAGGGGGCTGGGCTGAAAGCAACAAACTAGCGACTGCCGAGATCAGGGAGCGGGCCGAGCCGGGTGATCTGCTTGCGCTACCCGGCGGTCTCTGTCAAGCCGAGCTGGTCCGCGAGCTGCCCGAGCTGACAGCATTCGAGCTGGGAATCGGATACCCCGGAAGCATGCATTCGGTGCACCGAGTTTTCGAATCCTACGCTTGGATGAACATGACCTACGGCAAAGAGGCGGACGGGGGGATCGGGAACGTGAACCCATCCTTCTACGACGCGGTGATACCCGGATACTTCGACCCGAGCGAGTTCCCTGACGACAGGGACGATATGGGATACCTCCTATACGTCGGGCGACTGATCGACCGGAAGGGAGTAGCGATCGCGGTCGATGTAGCGCGGGAGCTGGGACTGCCTATCTTGCTGGCCGGTAGCGGCGACTGCCGCCCCGACTACGACATGGCCGAATACATCGGTCCAGTCCTGCCGGAAGAGCGCAACGACCTGATGGCGGGGGCGACCGCGCTGCTTGCTCCGACCACCTACGCAGAACCGTTCGGCAACATCGTTCCGGAGGCTCACCTGAACGGGTGCCCAACGGTGACCACAGACTTCGGTGCCTTCCCAGAGACAAATGTGCACGGCCTAACTGGATTCCGTGCACGGACCTTCGGCGAGTTCTGCGACGCCGTCGAGCGCTGCTCAGAGCTGGACAGCGGCCAGATCCGAGCGCATGCCATCGCCAACCACTCCTACAACGCCATCCGGCCACGCTACACCGCCTACTTTGAGCAACTCCAAACCCTGACGGGGAAGGGCTGGTATGAAAAGTGGTCAGGACTCGAGCACTCGCGCTACGGGCCACGACCGGCCAGCGCCAAAATCGCGGCTACACTAGATACATGACCTTCGAAGTGACCGAAGAGGCTCTGTGGGCCAAAATCGGAAAGCAATCGATCCAGATCGAGATGCTGCAGGCTGAGCTGAAGCGACTCAGCGACGAGTGCGCCAAGCTCGAGATCGAGCTGAAGGGAAAGAAAAAGCGTGGCTGAGCTGCCCGAAGACGCAGTCGAGACAGACGACCTGTTCCCAGACGAGGAAGAGGTAGACGTCGATGACCTGCTGGCGCTCAGCGACGACGCGATTGAGAACATCGACGCGGACGAGGACATCGAGATCGTTGACGCCGAACCGCTACCGCTGGGTCGCTCGTGGGCCTACGACTTCCAAGCTGGGGAGTTCGTCAGGGATGGCAAGGCTCCCGCAACGCTGCGCGGAGACGGAAACCTGATCGGCTGGATCGAAAAGTGCCTGCGGACGGCCCAAGGCTCGGCGGTCGCGCTGCCACCAGAGTTCGGGCTGGCAAGGCCGCTGGGCGACTACATCGGTGGAGATCCAGACGAGGCAGTCCAGCTCGAGACGGATATCGTAGATGCCTTGACCTTCCACCCCAACATCCAAGCCGTCGAAGACGTGGAGATAGAGATAGTCGAATCCGATCTGGGCGAGGACACGGCGGTCGCCGTCAGCTTCCTGATCGTCCAAGGCGACGGCTCCGAGATTGAGTTCGATGGCGAGCTGGAGGTAGAGCCGGTCTGATGGCTGATCTCGCCGACTTCATACCGATTCGAGTAGAGACGCTCGACACAATCATCGCCCGGATCGACGCCGACCTAAATGCCGGAGTCGACCCCGAGGACGACGCCTTCATCGACACGACCCCCGGCGGCTTCTACTCCGACATCAGGACCGCCTTCGCACTCGAGATCGAACGACTCTGGGACGTTGCGACAACGGACACCGTAGCCGCCAGTCTGGTCGACTACGCTTGGGGTGCCTATCTAGACGCGCACGGCGAGACGCTCTCGCTCACCAGACAGGGTGCTGTCGCGGCAACCGGCGAGGTCACGTTCGTGGGGACCAACGGAACGCTAATCGCCGTCGGAACAGAGGTGAGCAACACCCAAACCGACCCCGAGGAAGAGCCGGTGAGCTTTGTAACGACTGAGGGCACCGAGGATGGCGGGATCTCGGGCGGGAGCGTGACGCTTGCCGTAGAAGCGGCGGAGGCAGGCGCAGCGAGCAACCTGCCCAGCAGCGCCGTCAACCTCTTACTAAGCCCCGTCAGCGGCGTATCAGCCGTGACCAACGCGAGCGCAATAACCGGCGGAGCCGACGTGGAGACCGACGACGCTTTTCGTCAACGGATTAAGCTGGCGTGGGCGGCTGCGCAGGGGTCGGGATCGGTCGCCGACTACCAGCGCTGGGCGCTCGCCTACCCCGGCATAGGCTTTGTCCGGGTGACGCCAATCTGGAACGGGGCCGGAACCGTCCGAGTGGTCGTAACCGACACAGAGAACAATCCCGTGTCAACCGCCGTGGTGAATGGGCTACAGGATCAGCTGGATCCCTACGACGCCGAGACAAAGACGAGCGGGAGTCATAGCTCACCCAGCACGCTGACCGTAGACGACACGACGGGCTTCGCTACGACCGGGAGAATCTACGTAGGCGACCAGCTCGGGAGCTACACAGGAAAGACCAGCACTACATTCACTGGCGTGACCGGACTCTCCGGCTCAATTGCAGACGACACAAAGGTGGTGCAGCACGGCTCTGGGAATGGGTTGGCCCCGGTCGGAGCGATCGTCACCGTGAAAACCGCCAGCACAGTGATCATCGACGTCGAGTGCGACATCGAACTGAGCACCGGATACTCGCTCGACGGGTCCGGCGGAACGATCGGCGTCGAGCAGGAGGTCACCGAGATCCTTGGCGACTACATCAACAACCTGCCACCGGGCGGCGAGAAGGCTCCGGGCACCGACACCGGAGCCGGGAGCATCGTCCGAAACAGGATCGCAAGCCTGCTGCTTCGAGTCCCCGGTGTCTACGACGTCGACCTGAGCACGCTCGAGATCGAGGGAGCGGCAACCGACTACGCGCTAAGTGCTCTGCAGGTGCCCGAACTCGGCACCGTGACTCTGACCGCGCTCTGAGCAGGCTCGACTCAGCCCGAAGCGGGGGCCGAACCTATACTTGAGGAGTGACTGTGCTAAGCGAAAAGGGACAAACGATGGTCAATGACCTGCCCAGCTACCTGCAAAGCGACCCGACCACACAGGCACTTCTGAACGCGGTCGGCAACGAGCTGCAACTGCTCGAAGACTACCTGCTCGAACTCAGGGAGACACTGCTTCCGGCACGCTCAACCGGCGACCTGCTGGCCTACTGGGAGGGCTTCCTAGGGCTGCCGGTCAACCCAGACGGGGTCAGCGTGGAGCAGCGGATCAACACCGTGCAGGCTGCCGTCCGGAGGCGGAACGCCGGACCCGGAACCGGCTGGAAGTCACTGCTCGACACAGTCATGGCAACCGCAGCGTGGAAACACACCGAGAACGCAGACGCGGTCGGGGCATACGAGGCATACGGGATACGCTTCTATGACATCGACCTTGACTCGACTGACTACAGGGTCGGCATCTTCGACGAGATGGTTAGGCGGATTACACCGGCCCACCTAGAGGTAAATGCCGTGACGGTCGCGGGCGATGACAGCTTCCGCGTAGGCATCAACGAGGTAGGAGACACGATATGACACAGCACTTCCCGCTAGATCACGGAGACGTTGTCCATCAGGGCTTCTTCGACCCGATCCAAGAGCTGCTTGGGGCCAGCCTGCCGAACCTGCGCATCGAGGTAGCCTCGAGCGGGACGGCGCTGCAAATGGTTGCAGGCACCGGGAACTCCCAGCAGGCCGCTGCGCTGAACAGCTCCGACGGGACCAAGTCCGGCTACAGGTTCATCACCTCAACGGTGACCGCCGCCGTGCCCGGAACGATGAGTTCGGGGACCGCTACGGGTAGCGTCTACATCACCGCCAGCCAAAACAACTTCTCGGGAACGACAAGCGCCCCGGATTCTCCGACCACCTACTCCTTCGGCCTCACGATCCTTGCTAGCGGCACCCCGACCACCGATCTGTGGCGAAAGGTGGGGGAGGTGGACACGACCAGCGGGTCGATAACAGCCTTCCGGCCAATGGGTGGCTCAAGGCCGACCAGCGAGTTCGGGCTGGCGGCTACCCCCGACACAGCGTCCCAGACCGGCGTCCTGATCACCGGGCGAAGCAGTCAGACCGGCGACCTGATCCGAGCGCGAAACAACTCGGGCACGACAGTCTTCGGCGTCAGCGCAAGCGGGGCCATCACCTGCACCAGCACCGACGGCATCACCGTGTCGGGAGCCGGGGGCAAGGACACGCTGAACCTCAGCAGCACCAGCTCCGACACCGGCATCACACTGGGCGGAGACGTCACGCTCTACAGGGGAGCTGCAAACACCCTGCAGACGGACGATGCGGTGTCGATCCGGCGCTCTTCGTCAACTGACACAGCCATCGCCGGACGGCTGGCGAGCGGCGACTCACAGGACAGGATCCAGATCCTTGCTGGTGGCGAAGTGCAGCTCGGACCCGGCGGCAGCACCGCACCAGACACAAGGCTGAAGCGCAGCGGCACAAGCACGATCACCATCGACACGCCTTCCGACGGCGCGGCAAACCTTGCGGTCACCGGGAACTTGACCGTCGGCTCGAGCCTGACCCTCTCTGCGGCCACAACGACCGGACACGTCCCGATCGTTAGTAACTCCTCCGGCCTGATCGGATACGGAACGATTGACACGACCAGCATCACCGACGATGCGGTGACAGCTGACAAGCTCAGAGACGACGCCTCCACAGACAGC